TGGATTTTTACCTGCCAACTGTCTGATAAATCTTAAGTTAGCTCCTACGATTTTATTTATTTCTAAGTTATCTTCTGACTTAATTCTTTTTCGATCCATAATTTACCTCAAAGTTTTTTAATTGTTGTTTCATTTGTTCAACAGGTAAGTTCCTTGATCGCTCCAATGTTTGTTGGAAACAATCAGGTGACATTTCCTGATATAGTGTGCTGCTCATTTGCAGATAAAATTTATTTTGATCTTGATTTTTTTTGACAAACCAATTGCCACCTAAGCTACAGTGTGGTGATGCTTGTAGTTCAGTTTGATCTATTGAATGTCTGTGTATTCTAGTTCTTTTCATAAAGTTAAATCCTCCTCAGATTGTTTTCGTAATAGATAGGTTGCAAGTACCGACGCCACTTTTGGTGCGGTCTGCTCATTTGCGAACTTTAGTGTCTCGCCAAAACTTGATAATATTTGTAGCTCTTCATCATCAAACAATAACATTTCCCACATAGGCTGCTGCATCTTCCACTCAATAGATTTCATAAGCTTTCTTAATCTGATCTCAGCATCTATTAGTTTCTTATTCTCAACTGCTTTGTTGAAAGGTATGACGTTATTCTGATTTCTGCTTTTCCAACTCATCTAAATAAATCTTGTAAAATTTTTTGTAATGTCTGCCGTATGTGTCGTAGCCGCAAAATTCCATTTCAAGTTTAAACTCATAAAGAGACATCCTCTTTTGTTTTTGTTGGAAAGTAGCTATCGACCAATTCCGAGACATCTTCTCTGTGAATTTCATCTGCTTGCACTAGGTAATTGATAGCATCAATGTAGCTATCGTATTTATATTCTGTATTTGCTCTTATGATTTTTGCGATCGCATACATTAAACATACTTGATGCGGTCTAATTTTTTTTCCTACGAGTAAGGTCCAAGCATCTGCAATCTTTTGCATCTTTGTATTGAATGGACCGTACTCTTCGGATTTTGTTTTCCGTAAAGCTTTTAATTCTCGACTAAGCTTTTCGATTTGCATTTACTTTAAACTCCTCGAAACCTTTTTGAATATAAAACTCTACAGTCTTTGACATACTGATAGGCAGCTCAAACTTTTTTTGCGATAGTTCTTCAAGCAGTTTGTATGTCTTGATGTTAATCGCTACAGATTTGAACTTGTCAGGATTCATAATTACGCCTCCAACTCTGCAGGATTAAAGTCAGTAGGTGAGCCAGCACTTGCTGCATCATCCATTGCCTCTACTCTGTGGAAGTAATAATACTCCTGACCTTCCATTAGTTTGCCACCACCTTTAGCTTGAGCTTTGTAAGCACCAAACCTAAAAGGTTTTCCGTTTATCATTATGCTGCCTTTTAAATCGTAGCTCGATGGCTTTGCTTTATTAGAGACAGGTATTGCTAGACCTAATTGAGGTCGTTCTTTTTTTTGATCGTTATCAACCATTATTGTATTACTCCTTTTTGTTTGAGTTGATTTTTAATTGCAGTGAATTGCTCCATAAAACCTTGATAGGTGATTGGATTTTTTCCTTTAAGATCACCGAGAAAAGTTTTGTAGTTAGTCAACCACTGTTGGTAGTTTCCAGCGTGAGAAATTGATTTTAAATCTTTTAATGCACTCTGTATTTTTTGGTCCTGCTGCTCAATTGCATTAGCGACCTCTTCTGCACTTGCGATATTATCATTTGTAATTCCGCAGAATGCTAACGCTCTTCCAACTGCTGATGTTTCAGCATTTTCTAAAGCGCTCGTTTGATTTATTCTTGAGGCAGTTCTTTTTTCCTCAGCTAAGCCTGTTGCAACTACACTTCCTGATACTGAAATAGTTGCTTTAACAACAACAGTTTCTTTATCGATGGAAATAATATCTGTTTCAATCTTAGCTCTTGCTCCAAGATTTCTACGCAGCACTGCCAAACGATGAGCAACTGTTGCATAGTCTTTACCGTGAATGTTTATCATCTGACCTGTAGATGTTTTTTTAAAATCATCTATCGTAGTGATAAGATCATCAGGTATTATTTTATTAGCCATATTAGACCTCCTAAAATTATTATGATTAGTAAAAGCTCTATTGCTTTCTTTAATTTTTTTCTTACAAGCTTTTTGTGTAGCTGTTGTTGTTCAAATTCTTTTATTATTTGACGTTCCATAATTCTTTAACTCTTTTTAAATTTTCTTCACCAATACCGTGCCAACAATACGGATGCTCAAGCATTGGATCTACTAAGCCAATTGAATTTTTAATAATTTCTTCTGGTTCTAATTGTTCAAACTGCGATAATAGTTTTTCTCTTCTTTTAAAAACATTAATCATATTTTGAAAAAGGTTTTGCAAACCAGCTACAGTTAAATGAATACAATTGTTGCTATCAAAAATTTTGTATTCGTTTTTATTTAAGTAAACTAAATAGACAGGTACTGAGTAATTCCAATAAGCTGCATACATTGCACATTGGATTAAATGGTTATAGCTAGGTGTTGCTGGAGCGGACAAGGAAATAAAAGAACGCTCACCATTTTTCTTAATCTTGCCAACCTTACTCCACTGAGTTTTAAGCTCGAGTATGCCAGCAGGTTTAGGAGCGTCTATGATACCGTTCCTGTCGCCAACACCTCCAAAAGTAAAATCAGTTCTACCAACTACAGGTAATAACAAGGACGAAAATTCCTGCGTGATAGATATTTGTTGTTCGCAAGTGATAGGATAAGAAGTTGCAACACCTATCTTCTCTAGCGCTGAGAAACCGTGTTCGCATACATCAAAGATTTCATCTAAGTATTTATCTTTCTTAGCTTGGTCTTTGTCATCTGCTGGTATGTAATTTTTAAACTCTTGTAGTTCTTCAAATATTAATTCTTTTCTATCTCTGTTTTTATTTTTATTAGGAACAGGTGTTAATTTTTTTGTTGGTCCAAACTTCCAAATCGTATCTGCTAAATGATTTTGTAAAACATTATTTACACAAACTCCTGCTTTCATTTGTGAGTTTGAAGGTAGCAATCTTCTTTCTTCTTGAGTAAGAACTAAATATTTATAAATCCAATTACCATCAGGTATTGCAAACTGAGTAGGTGAGAAGTGATTTATATTTAACTTCTTAGCAAAGAGCGGTAGCGCTAACTCGTTAAGTGGATCTTCTAATTTAATATTTTTTAACATTAAGACTGATATAATCATTCAGTCTTATATGTAAATCAGAAAAAGACTGTCAGTCTAAAGTAGATGTTTTGTTGGGTGCTTTAGTTTTGTTCGGTTGTTTCGGTTCTTTCGGTTTTTCGAAATCAATTACGTTAGATAAATCAGGTTCTTTTTTTCTCTTCTTTTTATAAGCATATAAAATGTTGCTATCTCGTTCGTTCCACTTCTTTAAATATTCAACAGGAAACCAACGTCTGCCTCTATAAATAATAAATTGGATCTTTGATACAGTTCTTGAGCTATCGTAAATGTAATATTGAAAAGTTGAGACTGCCATTTCAAGGTATGCTGCAGCATCCTTTTGATTATAACAATCCATACCTCTAATAATTTTTATCTTCACGCTCTTTTCTTAGCCTGTTGTTGTAAAGTTGATATTGCTTTATCTGTTTGGTGTTTCATTCGTTCTATGTTTTGCATTTCCTCATAGATCATACGAACATCATCGTCTCTTTTTACTGCACTAAATAAAAAAGATGTTCCTCTTTTCTTTTCTTCAGCTAATCTTTGTATAATGTTTTCTAAATTTCTTTTTAATTTTTCTTGTTGATCTCTAAGCTGCAACATTTCAGCAGTAGCTTTTGCAGACCAAGCAAGCTTAGCTTCTTCTAATAATCTTTGTCCTCTGTATGCTTGTTCATTTATTCTAAATAATTGTTCAGCGTATTTATCTTTTTTAATTTGTTGAGGATTAACTATTGCAACAATTGGTGCAGCAAAAGTTGGTTGAACATTTTGAATAACAATATCTGAGCTTTGTGCAGTATCTTTTAAAGTTTCTTTTGCAAATGTATCAGGATTTAATAATCTAGTTTTACCTCTAAAGTTTTCTAAGATACCAATGAAATATCTTTGGCTTTGACCGTATCTAAATAACTCAAGATCGTTATCTTCGTTATCACCAATGATCGATAATCTTCCAATACAATCTTGTCTGACATCATTTGTTGCATAATAAAATAAAACCATTCCATCTAAAGCTGATCCTTCTGATCTAACTTTAACTGCTTTAACATCAGGTCTATAAATATCTCTTGGAACAACAACATAATTATCTTTTAATTTATCTTTCGGTAATGGAACAAGCTCACCTGCATTGTAAGGTAAGTCACTATCTTTAAGTCTTAAAAAATCTACTGTTGCCCAGATAGGAACTTGAGGTGGAGCAAATAAAATATCTGCAGGATCACAACCAAAAACTTTTCCATAAGCAATAGCGTGATCTCTTGTTATATCTCTTTCACCTCTCATTTGTTTCTGCACCATTGAATAATGGATGCCAACTTTATCTGCTATTTGAGATACATCTAATCCTGAATTTCTAATTCTTTCTGCAAGTAATAAGCTTGGTCCTTTGTAATCATACAAACCAAGATCAATTATTTGTTTAGGTTTAGATTTAACTTCGATGTTTAATTGCTTTCCGTATTTATCTTCAACAATAAAATCTGAAATTTTTTTTCCTACTTTATGATGCTCAATCTTTAAACCTTTTTTCTTATTAATTTCTACGACGTTTTCAATACTCATTCTTGAAAAGTCACTTGAAAAATCTTTAACTCTTTCATCAGGTATAAATTTAAGAGCCTCAGGAAATACAAATTCTATATCGCCAATAATGCTATGTTTAATTTCTTCTTTGTTTTTGTAGATAGAATAAAGGTTAATTTGTGCGGTGTTATTAGCTATATAAATAGAGTATCGATCAAATGTTCTAGGCTCAGTTCTGTTCGGTACTCTTGGTGAGTATGAATGCTCTACATTCTTAGCAATAATTTTGCTCATAGTTTCTTATATAGTTATTCGTCTTTAAATTGCAACAAAAAAAGACTGACAGTCTTGACAAATAAGGCAAGCATATTAACTGCATAATATATGCCAAGAATGCAGTATTTTGACCAGCTTGTATCACCTTTTAGCCATTGGCACAGAGAGCAGCACGATGGAATTAATTATTTTGACCTTGATTGTGTTGGTACTTGTCCTGCCTGCGCAAAGCCATTGTTTCTAGCAGATACTATTTACAATAAAGACTTTAGTTTTAAAGGCAAATCTAATTGGCAGCAAAGACCATATATATTTTTAGCTCAAGCTGCAGAGATACCTTTCTTTGAATTTTATTACACGGTTGATGAGAGTACAAAATTTAGAAATGTAATCAGGTTCGATATTAAAAGGATCTTTCCTTATTCATCTAAACAATGGATGAACTTAACACCAGATCAGATGCTGCAGTTCCTTGAGTATATGTCTTTAAAATCTCACGGTCCTAATTGTGAAAGCAAAGATTATTTAATCAGAAAAATTAAAGCAAACAAATGCGGTAATCAATTTATTAGGCAACAGAATTATGTCGAATTTTTATCTATCTGATACAGTAGTTTTAAAAGAAAATAAGCTAAAGGATTTAGACTTTAGAATTTATAGTTATTGCTGCCATCAGTTTAATGTAAAAACTTTAACAAGTTTTATTAGGCTGGTTGACATATCAGGTACATTTCAAATTGGTTTAGATAAAGTGCAGGAAAGTTTATCTAGGCTAGCAAGAATACATATTGACGGTCTTGCTTTAATATCAATTAAAGATGCAGGTAAGTATCTTGTCTTTGATATGCCAAGACACAAATACTTTGTTCAGCAAATAGGTTTTACAAAGTTTGGTGGTAGTAAAGGATGGTCCACTTTAAAAAATCATACAAGACAATTCACAACAAAAAAATATTTGTTTCCTAATTTAGATCAGAGCGATCTTTACGATAAGCTAAAAGATTTGCCGCGTGAAGAGTTTGATCGAATAAAAGAAACAGATGTTATGTATAGCTGGGTATATCGCAATGTTAAAAAGCATAGAGAAAATAGTTGAAGAACAAATTAAATTAGAAAGATTAATAGTAGAGATCCTCGATGATGCTGCTTATGCAGAGAAGTTTATTGCTGGTCCTCACAACAATAGATGTCCGTCTATGTATCAGGTCCTTGAAAGTTATTATGATAAAAAAGATTGGGGATTTCACGTTAAGCCTAAATTAGTTTTGCGTGCAACACCACGTCAGATGTCAAGATATGAGCTAGCTTTAGATATTTTATTATTTGTTGATGATGATATATCAGACAATCCTAAGTTAGACAGAAAGCTATTGTGGTTGCGAGCTAATCGTTTTCAATGGACTAAGCTTGGAAAGTTTTTTGGTTTTCATCGTATTACAATTAAGAATAGATATAAGAACCTCCTAGATAAATTATCAAATAAATTAAAAAATAACTTTGACAAATTAGACAAAGTGTTTATTTAATTACATTATAATCAAAATAAAAATATTTTTTCTAATATCATAAAATCTTAGAGACTAGACAAATAAGAAATGAGCAGTATAATTTTACTGTATCAAGAACACTTGCATACAAAAGCAGTTTTAAATTAATAATTTTTTTTTACTCTTTTTTTTTATTCCAACAGTTTTGTTTCGCAAATGAAATTCAAACCAGATCGTTGCCAATCATTTACAAGAGGCAGTAAGTTTACTGTTCAATGTAAATGCAAAGGTTATTTCTGTAAAACAAGTAAGAAATATAGATGTAAATTCCACGCTGGCTTATCTGCTGGACCTACAACAAAATCAGGTCTTTTAAGATCATTACAAAATTTAAAAAATGTCAAACAAGATACAATTAACAAAATCGTTGACCGAAAGTTTAGAAACAAAATTAATGAATGGTCAGACGCTGACTTCGATTTGCCAAGCTAA